CCAGTTCATTGGCACGGGCTAATAGTTCAGCACGTTGTTTCTGTAAGTCACGTACATTCATGGTTTCCTCGCTTTCCTTCTGATTATTTTTCGCATCTGCCAGCCGTTCACGCTCCTGCGCGAGTTTCGGTGTCTGCTCAATAACGTCAGGCTCCTGCCCGGCGCTGATTTCTTCTTGATCGTCTTCCTGCATGGACAGCTTGTATTCAGCCAGCCGCCCGGTAATCCCTGTGCCCTGTACAGCTGGCACCACAACCGCGGATAATTCTTTTCCGCGCGGATTGATAAATGTCAGCACGCATGTTTTCATCTCTCCATCGACTGTATATTTTGCGCCAGGCCAGTGTTCGCAGTCTCTGCCAAAAAATGAGGTGTTGCAAATCGAACAAACCGCATCGTCATAAAACCAGCCGATCGAGAAGCGGTCCATCTTGCCCTCGATGTAATCCAGCATCCCGCGCCGCGTGGTCAACCGCACGTCCTGATTGATCCATTCCCCATCGTAGAGAGACTCCACCAGGGTTCCGTCACGCGCATCGATCGTGCTTGTGTTGTGGTCGCGTAAATATGGCTGGCCCTTGAAACTATCCGCAAATGCGGGCATGTCCTCCACGTTGAATCGGTACGGGTTCAAATTCGTGGCCATCGGGCTGAAGACTCTCGCTCTGAAATCCAAATGTTCGAGCTCTCCGCTTTCGATCAGTGGCAGCAATTCTGCGCGGCTCTGCGTTTCGATTTCGTTTACAACAGGCACCGAATACAAAACAGGTAAAAGTTCTTTATTCTTCTTCATGGCTTTGCTCCATCATGGTTTCAATTGCGTCCATAAATCCGCTGATCTCGATACCCTCATCAAATACCTTATCAACGCCATCGGGCGCCAGCGTCAGCATCATTTCACGCCGCGCGTTGAGGTAATCAAACGCATAAACGTCCAGCGCCTTGCTGATATCCACTCCGTATATTGCCTCAGTGGCATCCACCAGCGGCTTGAGTTGTGCGCTCATAAATGCGGCGTGGTCGTGTCTGTAAAAGTTCTCAACAAATTCCGCAAACGCCTGCTGTCCTTTTGCCAGGGATCTCCGCGCAGCGCCTCGTATGTCGTTGGCTTCACGTTTCAGGACTCTGTTGAACGCCTGCCTCCACAACGGCTCCAGCGCGTTCGCGGGTTGGTCGCTGGCTGCAGCGCCATTGTCCGCCACGGTCGCCATATTCAACGGTTGCAGCATCGCATCTAATCCCTGACGTGGGTTCATGTTCTCGCGCTCCCGGGCTTCATTGCGGCTCATAAATCCATTGGTGATCGCGCTGACATACGCCTGATAACGCGTGGCGATATCACCGCGTAACAAACCGTCCATCAGATGCTCATAAAAATAGGTCGGTTGGTCTTTCTCCAACAGCACACGCAGGTTGAGATATTCCTCGATCCGCTTTGCCCACGGGCGCAGGGTATGGTTGACGTATCCCTGTTCCTGACTGTCGATCCCGCTCCCCCAACTGGTCGAGCGTTCTACATCACCGATCATGTGTGGCGGCACGCGGAATATCCGCGCGATCTCGCTCACCTGGAATTTGCGGGTTTCCAAAAACTGAGCGTCATCCGGCGGGATGCCTAATTTCTCGATACTCATCCCTTCCTCAAGAATGATCGGCTTGTGGCTGTTCTCAACGTTCGTGTGTTCTTTCAAACTCTGGTTGAGGTGCTCATACGCGGGATCGGTTAATTTCCCTGGGTGTTTATACAAAATACCCACACTGGCGCCATTGGAAAAAAACTTCGCGCCAAATTTCTCAGTTGAGATCGATAATCCGATCGCATTTCGTGCCAGGGCAATGCGCGAGTACCCAACTAACCCGTCAAAACCAAATGCCGGGATATGCAAAATCTCGTCATCGATAAATACACGCGGCTTGCCTGCGGTGGTTTGATATGTGTAAATCCTCGATCCTTCTTTGCGTTCAACCGTCATCCGGTCCGGGCGCAGCGGCCAGATCTCCTGTACGTCACCGTTCTTATCCACGATCAACTGGCCGTAAAAATTTCCCCAACCCAGAAGGTGCCCCATCATCAATTCGCGGAATGTCATAGAGGTATGTTCTGGGTTTGGGGAGTCGTGCATTAATCTGTAATAGGCGCTGCCATACGCCCGGAACTTATTGCGCCCTCTGCGCTCGTATAGCAGCAGGGGCAGGCTAGATAAATCTTCTGAAAGGATGGTGAACGCCGCCAACACAGCTGAAACCGTCAACGACATTTCAGGTGTGATCGTTTCCTCGCTGTAGCTGCGTTCCCGTACTGCAGTCCGCACCGGACGCATTTCAGGTTCAGCCTGTTTGGTTTGATTGATCATGCTATTTGTAATTGGCATGTTAATGATTCCCGTTTATCCATGCCGCTAAATATGACGTGAGCACAGACTCAACCGCTATTAATCCACCAACGACCACCAGCGCCACAGCCACAGAGCAGGTAATACTCAAGCCTGTAAAGGACATCAACAGACCCAGCCAATATGTTTTCTGGTGCGTATCAAGACTCTTCAAATACAGCCATAATTTCATTTTTTATACGCTCCAAAGACCGGCACCAGCGGACCAGACATAACGCGCAAACGTTCCGGGTGCGGTACTGAGTGCCTGCAATCCTCCACCCAGGGTCGTGTATAAAACTCAGACTCCATGTGGAACATCGGCGAATCGTATGTGGATGGCAGGCAGTGTTTTTGTTCACCCTGGTAGCAGTCCATCCCGCACAATATGACCGGATTGCATCCCATAAAAAGCGCAAACCATGCCGCCGTGTTACTCGAGAAAAATCCCGTCCACACGTCCGGCACATCGAACTTAACATCACTGGTCGGGTCCGGGCTGACGTGAATGGTTGTATGCTCATCTACCGCTTTCTGCTGCAGCGGGTTGGTGTCTGGTGTGTCGTTGTAAACCATATAGGTCGGTTTGCAATAATATAGGGCGTGATAATTGACAGCGATCAGGAGACAGTTTTTAGGCAATAGCTTTATGTCATCCGGCAGGCTTGGACCGCCTCCCAGAATGGCTGCTGGTTTGCCTTTATATTTATTCTTCATACTCGACAGCAAAATCATTTAATAATGATCTCCATCTGCCCGGTTAATAGGGCGCCAACCACACCAAGGATACTCAGACCGATTGCAGATGCCATCCAAATACCGACCTTGTAAAACACGACTGCCGGTTGTGTCTCTAGCATTACCCTCTTGGTTTCCGCCCTTGCCTCCTGGATGCCGGTTGTTGTGTCAGTGCGTAATAATTCAAGTTGGTCATAAATATCGACAATCGCCGAGAAAAGCAGGACATCTCGTGTGTTCACGTCTATGCCTCCGCCGTTTTGAATTACATCGCGCAGCTTTCGGATTACCTCGTTATTTCCACCAGCCATAAACGCTCCGTCCGCTTCCAAAAATTTATAAAAAAAACGCCCGACGACTCTCTAAGAGAATCGTCGGGCGCATCGCTCCGACAGTCATCCCGTTCAAATACGGGACTGCGTTCAATTTTTAATTAAAGATATTCTAGCACAAGTATTCTAAGTTTGTCAACTTATTTTATCTTTTCGAGTTTCTTCAGCAGCATTGAATTTATTTCCCTGTCTCTTGACCGCGCCCGGTATACTCTCCCGTCATAAATGGCGGCTCCCTGGTCAACCGCCACCGGGATGATATTCTCGATCGTGTCTGTATATTCGATCACCGCCAGTCCCTGCTGCCATTGTTGATCTGATGTACTGCCCGGCACCCGTCCATCAATATGGCACGCGCACCCCGGACAAATGGCGTGCTGGATAATATCCCCATCCCGGCTCTTGATCCGCCGTGATACCAACTCGCGCCGGTGGATGTGTCCGAATATTGTTGTGTACGTTGTTTTACTTAGTACTGCCTTGGCAGAGTCCCCCGCTCCGCCGCGCACAACATCCCCATGCCGCACCATCACGTTTTGGTTGATCCAGCGCACATTGTCCGGGTATC